ACCTATCTGCAGCGTGGCAGCGTCTGTCCGGCACCTATGTTGAAAACTTGGGCTGGCTTGAATGTGCCGAGCGCTACGACCGCGCCCATACCTTCCACTACATGGACCCGCCTTACTGGCAGAAGGCCGGTTATGGCGTGGATTTTCCTTTTGAAAATTACGAGCGCATGGCCGACTTCATGCGGCGCTGCAAAGGCAAGGTGATGGTCAGCATCAACGATCACCCTGACATCCGGCGGGTGTTTGAGGGGTTTTACTTTGAGATGGTGGACATTCGTTACAGTACTGCGAATGCGCGGCAGGGCAAGACCGAAGTCAGCGGGGAGTTGATAATTATGAACTGGGAGCCTGCTGCCTTGGGAGGCTTATTCTGATTTGAGGGGTTGAATACACATCGCAATTTGCTGTTCTAGCGAGGCAGCGCGTGCCCATCACGCGTGATGCTTACCCGCGCTTATAAGGAACGGTGGCTTAACGGGTTCATTGAGCTAAGATGAACCCTTTAGATCGTAATGCGATCTTTCAATCTCTCATTGGTAGCAGATGGACAAGCGCATCGCAGGTCTTTCATTTCTGCTTACTCTCGGTTGGGTCACAGCCGTTGTGTTCGCCATGTGGTTTTTCAGCTGATGGGTTCGGCCTTATAAGCTCTGGCCCCTGATTCCTGACGTTGCCCACTGCTTTGCCAACGGCATACCACTCAAAGTCCTCCACAGGCTGGCAACATTCCTTTGCTATTTCCTCGGCCCGGGCTGGAGTAAGGTCGGGGTCGATCCACTCCCTGGCGTGCTCAGGTGTCAGCACCAACGGCTTGCGGTCGTGGATGTCCACCATGCCCTTATCACTGGCGGCGGTGATGATCACGAACCCATCGCCGTCCTGGGGATTCAGGCCAGTATGAACCTGGGCTAGTGCGCCAAAGAACATGGGTTTCTGGCTCTTCAGGCGAATGAAGTAGGGCTGCTTTCTCTTCGGATCGCCAGGGTCCTTGACCCACTCATACCACCCTTCACTCGGCACCACGGCTCGGCCATTCGGCCAAAGTTGCTTGAAGAACTTTCCCGTGGTGACCGTCTCTACACGGGCGTTGATCGGATCGGGGCGCTTGCCCTTGGCCCAGAACGGCGCCCATCCCCATTTGACTGCATCGATATGCAGCCCATCCTCTGCGGCGTGCAGTAACTGTACCCGTGTCGTCGGGGCGACGTTGTAGCGATCAATAGGGTGAGCGTCGTAACCGCTGAACAGCTCTATTTGGGGGCTCAGTTCTTCAATGAAGATTGCCATCCCTTCGTACTGCACGAATCGTCCGCACATACGCACCTCTCCGCCTGTCGAAATCCCCTACAGAAAAATTGACCGCAAGCGTTCTTCAAAGTTAACTGTACATTCGTACAGTATCTGTAAAAGGCCGCATCATGAGCTTCACCATTCTAGGTCCTATCGCTGAGGCCGGCGCGAAGCTGCCTATGTGTTCGTTCCAAGTTCCGGCTGGCTTCCCTTCGCCAGCAGCGGATCATATTGAGCAGCACATCTCATTGGATGAGGTCCTGAATATCCGCGCACCGCATGTGTATCTGGTAGCCATCACCGGGGAAAGCATGCAGGGGATTGGTATCTTCGAAGGCGATCTCGCGGTGGTGGATCGTGCCATTGAGCCGGCGCACGGGCATGTGGTGGTGGCTCTGCTGAACAATGAGCCCGTCTGCAAGCGCCTATGTAAGCGCGGTCGAGAGGTTGTCCTTTTGTCAGAAAATCCCAAATACCCGGCGCGATACGTTCTCGAAGGGGATGAGCTGTCAATCTGGGGTGTGATCACCAGCACAGTGCGCAGCCATGTCTAAGCAGCAACCGACCTTTGCGCTGGTCGACTGCAACAGTTTCTATGCCAGTTGCGAGCGGGTATTCCGACCGGACTTGGCGAAGGTGCCCATCGTGGTGCTGAGCAATAACGACGGCTGTGTCATCGCGCGCAGCTACGACGCGAAGCCGTTCATCAAGATGGGCGAGCCGTATTTCCAGATCAAGCACAAGCTCAAGCAACACGGCATTGTCCCGTTTTCCTCAAACTATGCGCTGTATGGCGACATGAGCGAGCGCGTCATGAGTCTGATCGAGGCCATGGTGCCGGCAGTTGAGGTGTACAGCATCGACGAGGCATTCGCCGATCTGACCGGTGTCGGTGGTTTGGATGCCTTAGGCCGGCAGATCCGCGCCCAGGTACTTCGCTGCACCGGCATACCTGTTGGTGTTGGTATCGCTCATACAAAGACCTTGGCGAAGCTGGCAAACCACACTGCAAAGCGCCTGCAATCGCAGACCGGTGGTGTGGTCAATATCACAGACCCGGTTAAGCGGGACTGGGTACTGCGTAATACGGACGTAGCGGAGGTGTGGGGCGTTGGCCGAAAGATGAAACTTCACCTCGATGCGATGGGAATCAAGTCTGCAATGGATTTGGCTAAGGCGGAACCATGGACGCTCCGTAAGAAGTTCAGCGTTGTGATCGAGAAGACGGCCAGGGAGTTGGGCGGCACGCCTTGCCTGGAGCTAGACGAGCCTGATCCCCCAAAGCAGGAGATCTGCTGCAGTCGTATGTTCGGCCAACGGTTGACGGAACTGCCGCCTATTAAAGAGGCGGTGGCCACTTACATGATGCGTGCTTCTGAAAAGCTCCGCGCTCAGAACTCGCTGTGCAAGAAGGTGCGCGTGAGCATCCGTACCGGCATGTTCAATCCTGAAGAGGCGAAGTACGCCAACGGGGTAGTGGTTGATATGCCGTATCCCACTGACGACGTGCGCCTTCTCACCCAAGCGGCTGTTGGCGCACTTGAACGCATATATCGGCCAGGCTTCAAGTACAGCAAGGCTGAGGTGATGTTGCTCAATTTGTGCCAGCACGGGGAATATACCGATGATCTGTTCGCAACATCGCAACCAGCCGATGTAACTCGCCTTATGACTGTGCTGGACCAGATCAACGGCCGTTGGGGACGAGGTACGCTTCGCGCTGCCAGTGTACCCTTGAACCCTGAATGGGGAATGCGCCGGGAGATGATGAGCCAGAGTTACACGACTAAGCTTGATCAGCTTTGGTCGGTATCTTGCCATTAAGGCAGGTAGTTCAAACAGGATGGATTTGGTCTCCATCCCAGGAAAAACCTCCGTCACTCGTTATTGTCAGGCTCATAATCATAGGGTTCGCGTTTAGCTGACTCAATATCATCTTCAGTATACAGATTGAAGAATTCTGCAGCGGTATAAGTAGATGTTTCAGTAAATACATTCCCGAGGCCGCAGGCGGTAAGCTTGGAGTATCCGCCAATTTTTAACTGACAAGCAATGCATTCGAAAGCTGAGGGCAACATTGTTTGTCGCTGTATTACCTCATCGTCGCCAATCGACGTAGAGACAGCTCCATTAGGGGCGCCGTGCAGTAAAGCCGTAGATTTACAGGCAGGGCAATTAACTCGATGCCCTGATTGGCGGGTAGCCCAAGTTTCAGCTTGAGAGGTTGCGGTCTTCTGTTCTTTATCGGACTTGTTACTCCAAACTTTAGCGTAAGCCCTGATCTCTTGTTCTACTGCTTTGGCAGTTGCGTCATCGAGTGAGTCAATCATCTCTTGAGCTTTCTGCGCATTGGGCATCATAGTGCTTAGCTTTTCCTCCATAGACTGAAGGAGAATGCTGCAAGCCTTATAAAATCTTGGGAGCCAATCTGAAGTTTCTGCGTCAATGAAAGCAGCCTCCCCGGTGTGAAGCTCTGCATTGCGCCTCTCCACATGCTTAGAGCAAAAACCAGCAATCTCCGTGGTGAAAGAGGGAAGTAGCTCTGTAAGTCGAGCTAATACTTCTTTGGTCCCTATTGAGACGGCAGAGAACTTTTTCGCGGTAGGCGCACCACCTAGAGCATACATAATGTTGCGCCAGTTTTGATGGTCGGCCAAGAGGGCTGGGGATATATTCGATAATGCAGCGCGAGAAAGAAATTCTAGACTTAACGATGAAAAAAGCCCGAACTGCCAATCGTCAGAAGTAAAGCGATTCATCTCGTCTGCATATAATTGTGCTTTGCTAAGTAAAGTGTCCTTGGACCATTGCATAATATTGTCTGAGTTGTTCATTTGAGTTACCGAATGTATGATAGGTAGATTCGTTCAATTCTACGGTTTATAGCTTGGGCCGGTACGGATGATCTGCCATGAAGTGTCCGCCAGTTATCTATAATTAGCGTGTCAAATGGATTTACTAAATTAGCGTAATCTACTGATTTGTTATGCTGTGAGATTACTAGCTCGCCCGTTTGTGCGGCCGCTGCGTTAACCGGCTTTAAGAATAGAAAATCCCAGCGTATTCCAGTGATACCTTGTCGAGAGAAAACAACTGGGAAAGTGCAAATTGGATGCGAAGAGTGCTTGCGGCGGGGGACAACGACTGCTCGACTGATGCAGCAATTATTTCCATCAAGCAGGCGTGAAGTAGGAAGGAGGTAGGTATCTACTTTGGGGCTGCCCTCAATGCAGCGTAGCATCAGGTAGCGTGGTGGCGTTTCCCAATGAGCATAATCGGAGTGGAGGGGGAATTCGCTCAACCCAAATACATCACTATAGGTATTGGATTTTTCCTGCTTAGCTACACGAGGAACAAGTGTCTGCACTGTGGATATTTTGTATCCTGCTGCTACTTTCTCCACATCAATGATAGTGCCAATCATTTCGGCGAGTTCTGCAGTCGAGACCCCACACTTCCACTTTTTGATTAGAACATAACCCTGATTTTCTAATGTCGCTCTATCGTTCGAGCCCACGCCTTGTCCTCTGCAATGTGGCTGGCATTTAGCTATCTATTCTTCAGATCGTAGCTTGTCTTAATGCAACCTGCACGGGAATTGCAGTCGGGGCTACCTGCATAGAAATCAAAAGCGGGGGCAGGTTCACAGGGTTGAGTCGAATGAGTGCTTTAGATGCAAGAATCTCGATCTGCATTGTGGGGCAAAAATGGGGCAAACCATACGCCAATCTATGCCATTCAATGCCCGTTATGCGTTTAAGCAACCTCCCGTGAGCGAGCGTCACAGCCCGCAACCACGGGCCTGTCACCTGAAACCCCTCACATACTCCTACACAATCGGGGTGTGGGAGGACAGATCGGACGTGTTTTTACTCATTGGGTAGTAGGCAAATTCGTTGAAAGTGATGGGGCAAAGGGGGCGCTTGGTCCAGTGTCAATCAGTTTGGAAATGCGCACGTCAAAACAAAGCAGGTCGAATGTGGGAGCTGTCGAGCTTCAGCGAGGCTGCGATGGGATCACCGCGCTGTACCTGCGGGTCGAAGCACCCGCATCGCTGAAGTTCGAAAACTCCACATCTTGCCCAATCGTCGTCGCTTAACTGATCAGCATTGGGCGCTTGGCCCAGCATTTTTTGCGATGGGCGCAAGGTTAACATGCCAAGTCGACCCTTCGCAGGTCGCAAACGACCAAGTAGAAATAGAAGAAGGGGACGGCGCGTTTATTCAAATACGCCGCCCCATTCTTTTATCGCTCCTTACTGAATGTTGCCGGGCGAATCCAACACCTTCACCACATCATCAATCACCGCCTTGACCATCTCCTGCAAGTAATGCGACGCCCATGCGTAACGGTCCGTCTCCTTGGTCATCGCCGCATCTTCTGCGAGCAGCTTGGCGACATGGAGAAGATCGGAGGCGTGATGCAAGGCTTCCTGCAGGGAAACACCGCTGTTGACGCGGAATAGAGGCTGGTCGGAGTGAAAGGAGAAGGGGGTGACGCCGAGGGTGGTCAGATCTTGTACTGCATTCATACAACACCTCCAGGCACGGAGGATGTGAGCACAGATAGATAACCCCGTTTGATGCGATAAACGTAGAAGTACATAAGTGATAGCTCCCTGATTTGAGGAACTGCCACGAACCTTCTCACAGGTTTGGGTGGCAGCTGTGCGCAGGGTGAGAAACCGGCAATCAAGGCAACCGGTAGACCCAAAGGTCTCCCACGCACAGCCGCCATAAAACGATATCGCAGACGAAAAAAAGCGCCGCGATAGTGTTCTTGGGCGCTTTGCGCCTTGATTGACTCGGGTTCTCACGCCCGGTCGCTGAATTTGCAGCGACGAAGGGAGATTAGCGTGATGGGGGGGTGGGTGCAACTGGGGACGTGGATTGTCCGCATTGCTAATGGTGGAACGCGAAAATAGTGGAACTCCGCATGGAAAATAAATGCGCCCCTTATTCCGTGAAGGCGAAAGCGAATGGTCTCGCCGAAAATGAAAGGCTGCTGCTGACGATTCTGCTCGCCGGCTGCGCATCGAGGGAAGTTGTCGTGACGATAGCGGCAACGTGCCTAGCGCCACTGGCCTGGGCATTGAAGGAGCCGTCGAACTCTGGACGAACTGTTTTCAGATACCCGTGCCGGCAATCATTGCCGATCAAGCAGCCTAGAGGATGTTGCAGAGGCATGTCCGGGAGTTTCGCCAATAGAGGGGCAAGACGCCCGATGCTAGTCCGGGCCCCACCTTAGTACAGACGAGCGGCGTGTCAAAAAGAATAAAATATGCTATAAAATCCGCTTTAAGAATAATGACCATTCCGGAGCGGCAATGAAGACACAAGATGAGATTCTGAATTTTATTCGCAAGCAGGTTCCAAGGGCTCATTTTGAGGAGCTGCAGATCGTTATTCCGACCGCATTTGAGAAGGCTCACAGGGCAAGCAACGAGCTCGTCCACATTCCAAAGAGCCGGAAGAGAGCGCAGGATCGCTATAGCTTTCTGCAAGATGGATTAGCAGGCCTTTCGAAAACCTGGTCCTCTACTGTGACACCTACTGAACCTAGCGGTGAATTTTACACTTTGATGATGGCTGGCAACATTAAAATTACTGCTGCGGTTAAGCCGTGGAGGAAAAAAATTCGACCAGCTAAGTACCGCATAAGTAATTCCAGACTAAATAAATTTCTAACTTCGCCTCAAATGGATTTGTTGGGTAGGAACGATAATTCTCTAGCGATTGACGATACTCTAAATGCGGTGATTATTCCGTTTGCACCTTCTCCATATATGAGTCAGGCGGCACCTTTAGATATTCTTATAGCGGTTCCATATTTTAATAGTTCGGATAACTATCATGTGTGGTGCAGCCTTAACGACTTTTTAAAGGGCTATGAGGATGAGTCTGTCGAAGAGTTTAAAGACATAGTATGGCCCACACTTCGTCAGCGCATGCGCAATGATGAAGGTAGCATGGCTGAATCGAGCGAGTGATTTATAGAGAGGCCAATCGGTCATGAGGACAGGTATTCTAGGGTTTAAATCGGAACGCCTTAAACAATTAAGGTCTTCCTTTGGGATGACTCAGACCAAGCTTGCCGAGCTTATATCTTGCTCCGCAAGCAATGTTTCGAAGTGGGAGAAAGGTGATAGTTTTCCAGAACCCACAAGTTTCAGAAAAATATGTGACCTGTTTGGGGTCTCTGAAAAGTGGCTTATGGAGGCGCCGTTAAAGTCAGAAAAAATTAGCCCTAGTTTTTTTAGATCTCAAGTCTCTACCTGCAAAGCTTCATGGGATGCGGCAGACTCAAGGCTTGAGTGGCTTGAAGAGATTTCCTACAAGCTGCAGGAAAGTCTTGAATTTCCTAAGGTAAATCTTCCCTGCTATAGGGGCGGCGATGTAAGGCTAATCCAAGACTCTGAAATCGAAAGCTTGGCTGAAGAATGTCGGTCGTTATGGGGGTTGGGGATCGGTCCGATTAGCGACGTAGTCCATGTCATGGAAAGTTTCGGCGTCGTGGTCGCGCGTGCGGAGATAGGTTATCTGAAGATGGACGGGGTTTCTAAATGGTCGGGTTTGGATGGAAGGCCATATGTTCTGCTAATCGCAGATAAAGCAGGGGCGATCAGGAATAGGTTTGATGCTGCCCATGAGCTAGGTCATTTAATTCTACATAAATATGTTACGGCGGATCAGTATAAAGCAAACTATCATTTGCTAGAGACTCAAGCTCACCGTTTTGCTAGTGCTTTTCTGATGCCTGCTGAGAGCTTTTCGCATGAAATTAAGTGGCCTACGCTCGACGGGTTTTTGTCGCTTAAGGCACGCTGGAAAGTTTCAATAGCTGCGATGATCAAAAGAAGTCAAGATTTGGAAATTACCAGCCCGGAGGTTACTTTACGCCTTTGGAAGGGTAGGTCTGCTCGTGGCTGGGTCAAAAAAGAACCGCAGGATGATGATTTTAAGTTTGAGCAACCTAAGCTTCTTAAGCGAAGTGTGATGATGCTTGTAGAGCAGGGAGTTTTGTCTAAGGATGTTTTAAAAAATGTGCTTGGTGTTCCGGTTAAAAACCTTGAGGAGCTTTGCTGTTTACCTGAGGGATATTTCCTAAGCAATCATCAAAGCCGAGTTGTTGATATTAGGCTTAGAAGTAATTCTACATCGGTACCGTCAAACCAGGGCAGGACAGAGTCATCTATTCTCAATTTTCCCGTTAGATAGCTTAAATTGATTCTATGAGGGCAGTGACTGCCCTCATATTTCATGTTCGCATAATGCTCCCCGCCTTCACCTCATCCGCATGCATTGGGTGTAAATGGCGCAAAATGCACATTGAGTTTTATCGATGGCGGAAAGGTTAACACGCGAGGTCGGCCCTTCGCAGGTCGCAAACGGCTAGGTAAAACGCGAAAGCGGTGCCGCCTGATACCAATCATTCAAGATGCACCACCTTAACTGTGGCGAGGGAACTTGCTCCAGCTGGGGGCGCGAAGCGGTCCCATACTTTGTTTAAAAAGAAACGGGAGCAAGCTCCCTCGCCACAGGTTCGCGGTTGAATCACCCATTGTAGTCAGTGTTATTTTTGCAATCCGGCACTGTTGGGTAAGGCATGCAAAACTAACAATCCGATTAGTGCTTGGAGGAATGAGCTGACTTTCGCACACTCACATCTCCATGCCGGATAGAGCGAATGCAGGGCGGAAGCACGACCGTCTATTTCGTTCTACGCCCACTTGCCGGAAACAACCCTCTGATCACCCCAAGAAACGCCGCAAACAAATTGATTGAAGTCGCCGTAGTGATGGCAATCAGCACGTTATCCGAGAACGGCGCCTTACCCGAGTAATACGTCGACCACCCATTCCACACCAGCAGCACCGCCCAGAAGATCACTCCGCAGGCAGCAAACCAGAACGCACGCCCCGCATATTTCTTGCGCAGTTGCCGTTCGGCCTTCTGGTCTTTGAGGTTCTGGTTTCTTTCATCATCGGTGCCTATGGCTTGCTCGCCACCGGCTTGTGAGTCCTGGTCAGGTCCTGCCTCGGGGGGTAGGGTGAGTTCCAGACTGTCGAGTTCTTCACTCACGGATGCGACTCTTGGGATGAATGAGTGCTGCCATGTCTTGCCAGTCGATGGCGGAACCGTCGGCGCCCTTGAGCGCCCAGGCTGTGCCGTTCTCGTGGGAAAGGTTGGACAGTTGGGTGCCTGACCATTTGCCGTATTTGCTGATGATCCGATCAATCAGGCGGTGGGCATAGGTGTCACTGTCGGGAATCCTCGGCGTTACGAAGATGATGTCCTCGTCGTCCGGCTTCAAATTGCTGAGCAGCGAAGTGACCGGACGGCTGCCGTAGGATTTCAACTCATGGTACAGCGACGGGATGACCGGGCCATATTGCCAGCGGGCGAAGTGGTCATCCATGAGCGGTTGATCCCGTTCACGCAAATGCCAGGACTGCGTGTAGAACAGCAGTTTTTGCAGCTTCATGGGCGTCAGGCCCGAAAGCTTGCCTTCCTTCGCGCGTTCAATGAAGGCGTTAGCGACAGCTAGCGCTGAATAAGCCATGAGCACCTCCGTCGTTGCTGGTCATGTTGTTCCAGAGTCTTATACATAGGCCCTGAATTGTCGATAAGCAAGGGCGCCTGTCCATTCGCTCGGTGTGGCATCAGGCTACCCTGCGGCGATATCAAGCGGTTCTATGATAGAAAGCAATTAACTGTTTGCATATACAGTATTTTGTTTCAATCTAAACAAAATTGTGTGTTTAATGCATAAATATGCAAATTAGCATTTGCCAACGTTCAAGACTCCCGGCAATATCCGCGTTATGCAAAAACGCAACGTTTCTATCGTCTTGAAAGAGCTGCTGGATCGCGATCGGATCTCCCCTACGGAGCTTCACCGACGCACCGGTGTGCCTCAATCCACACTGTCCCGGATCCTCAGCGGCAAGATCGTTGACCCGTCGGACAAACACATCTCTCGCATCGCCGAGTATTTCCGCGTCAGCACCGATCACCTGCGCGGGCGCGCCGGGGTGGGTGCTTTGCGAGATGATGGGCGCGACCCGATGCATTCGGAGCTCAAGGACATAAGCCTGTGGGACGACGACACGCCCGTTAATGATGACGAGGTGTCGATCCCCTTTCTGCGCGAGGTTGAATTGGCTGCTGGATCAGGAAGATTCGTCATCGAGGAAAGTGAGAAAGCCAGCCTGCGCTTTGGAAAGCGCAGCCTTCGGCATAACGGCGTGCAGTTCGATCAGGCCAAATGCGTAACGGTGCGCGGCAACAGTATGTTGCCGGTGCTGCGCGATGGCGCGACGGTGGGGGTCAATGCCGGCAAGAGCGGGATTGGCGACATCGTCGATGGTGACCTGTATGCCATCAATCATAATGGCCAGCTACGGGTGAAGCAGCTCTACCGTCTGCCTTCCGGGATTCGCCTGCGCAGCTTCAACCGTGATGAGCATCCGGACGAAGACTATAGCTTCCAGGATATTCAGGATGAGCAGATCAGCATTCTCGGTCATGTTTTCTGGTGGGGCATGTACGCCCGCTGACATCATCGCGTAAGACGAAACCCGCCCATGAGCGGGTTTTTTTTCGCCTGCAGAACACCTCCAAACCCCGAGCACATAAGGCTTTGAATGCGCCAATGCATATTCGCCGAAAAAATAAATGCATTGATGCATTGACTGTATATGCATACATGCATATTATTCATCTCAAGCCAGCCAACAAGGCCTGGTGGAGGCGGCAAGGATGCTGCCAAGGAAGACAAGGAAGGCACGCAACATCGGCAAGGACGCCATCGAAGCGGTGGCAGGGATGCCAGGCAACACCGGCAAGGATGCCGACGCTCTTTAGTTTCGCCCAGCTTCAAAAACAGGCAGCGATGAACCGGCCTTAACGGTTCAGAGGGTTGGCAACTGACCCGGGTGTGCAGCGTAAAGCACCAGAAGCAGTTATCCGGCAGACAGGGATCGTGGTCGGAAAAACATTCAGGAAAGGACCGTACCGCGCCAGTAGCGCCGAAAGTCCGAGGACATCATTACTGAAAAGCCCGGGCTACCGGGCTTTTTGGAATGCCTACCTATCGAAGTGTGTGTAATTGAAAAACGGACTATTCAGTGCTCAGCCAGGAGGCGTGACATGACAAACGAACAACAAGCGTTAGCGGAAATGCCTATCTGGCTGGTGATCATATTGGCCTTGGTCGGCGGCGTTTCCGGAGAGATGTGGCGCGCCGACAAGGAGGGCGCCCGCGGCTGGTCGTTGATCCGCCGTCTGGCGCTCAGGTCCGGCGCGTGCATGGTCTGCGGGGTTTCGGCCCTGATGCTGTGTTATGCCGCCGGTATGTCGATCTGGACTGCCGGCGCCATTGGTTGCCTGACCGCCATGGCCGGCGCCGACGTGGCCATCGGCCTGTATGAGCGCTGGGCGGCCAAGCGCATCGGGATCAATGAAGGGTCTCGTCAGGACCCGCAGTAACCGCAAGGATGCTACCCAAATGACCCTTATCGAAAAGCCATCCCAACTACCCCAGGCTATCGGCGCCGCGCTGCATGCGGCCTACCCGGACCTCAAGGTCGGCAGCCACCGGGACTTCCAGAGTGACCTGGAGAATACCGGCGTCATGATCACGGTTGAAGGCAACGGGCCGGGCATTCGCTCCCGCGAAGGGCGCAAAGCCCATGTCCTGGCCATTTCGCTCAGAGCCATGGTTGCCCCCGGCGCATTGCCGTTCGATGCCTGTGACCTGGCCAGCCAACTGATGGATCTGGTGCTGGACAACCGTTGGAACCTGCCTCAGGCCCAGTGCGATTTGCCGACGAATATGGTCGCCGCTCCTTCTAAGGTTTCCACCGTAGCGACGGACTACGACACCTGGACTGTTTCCTTCACTCAAACCCTCTATCTCGGGCCCGAGTTACTCAACGATCCTACGGGCCAAGCGCTATTTGCCTGCACCTGGGACGTCTTGAACATCGATGACCCCGATCAATACAGACCACTGGCGGAGTAGCCCATGTTCGACGCGCTGTTACGCATGCAATTGGGGCCAATCGTCGAGCGGCTGGCGGAGATGGAGGCTCAGCTGGAGGACTTGTACCGCCGCGCTGAAAGCTTCTGCCGGATTGGCGTTTGCCAACAGGTCGACGCCGCCAGCAATACTTGCCGGGTCAGCCACGGTGAGTTGCTCACGCCGGCCATCCGCTTTTTCAACCCCAGCGCCGGTGCGCAAACCGAAACCCGTATTCCGTCCGTGGGCGAGCAATGTCTGTTGCTCAACTACGGCGGTGGGGAAGGGGGCGCGCAGTCCGTGGCTCTGTTCGGGCTCAACAGTAGTCTCTTTCCGCCAGTCTCGACGGTTCCCTCAGTGACCCGACGGCGCCATCAAGACGGTACCCAAAGCGATTACGACGACGCCAGCCACACTTTCAACTGGGCCAACGGGCCGACGATGGTCACCGGTTCTCGCGAACAGGTCGACCTCAAGGTCGGCGCCGCCAGCCTGACCCTCAACCCGCAGGGCATCACCCTGCAAATCGGCGGCACCGCACTGTTGCTGGATGCCGGCGGTGCTCACTTCAGCGGCCCGGTGATAGACCACCAAGGTCGGGTCATCAGCCCCTGACAAGGACACTCCATGATTGGCATCGATCGCAACACCGGGGCGGCCGTCGATGACTGGCTGCAATTCGTCCAGCGCGCCACCCGAGCGCTGACCACGCCCATTGGCACACGGCAGAAGCGTCCGCTGTATGGCTCGCTGATCCCGCAGTTGCTCGGGCAGAACCTGGGCGACGACCTGCTGCTGCTCGCCCAGAGCCATGCCGCCCAGGCGTTCTACAACGCTCAGAACGGCATCGGCGACTTTCAGCCCCAGGTCATCGTCGCCACCCGTCAGGGCGCCGGCCTGCTGCTGCGCTTTGCCGGCACCTGGAAAAACCGCCAACAAACCTTTGAGGTCGTGACATGAGCATGCTGATCCCTGGCCAGAACCAACTGGCCGAGCCGGCGATTATCGCGGTTGACGAGTTCGAACCCTTGTTGGCCGAGTTCAAGGCCTTCGTGGTCGACTACGTTGCAGCGAGTGCGCCGCAAAGCGCGGCCAAACTCAAGGTCAGTCTCGACAACGAAAGCGAGCTGCTGACCCTGGCGCTGGAAGCTTTCTGCGTGCGCCTGCAAACCCATGAGCGCAAATACAATGCGCGCATCAAGCAGATGCTGGCGTGGTGGGCCACCGGCAGTAACCTGGATGCACGGCTGGCGGATATGGGCCTGGAACGCCAGGTACTCGATCCCGGTGACCCTGCGGCTTTCCCGCCAGTGCCGCCGATCCTTGAAAGCGACGACGATGCCCGCCTGCGCTATTACCTGGCACCCCACGCTCCGGCGGCGGGTTCGCGGATGCAGTACCGCCGCGAAGTGTTCACCCTCGGCGAGCGGCCGGCGGTCAAGGTCCAGAGCGCATCGCCGGGCGTGGTGACCGTCAACTACACCTTCGATCCGGACGGCTATGCGGCCCAGGTCAAGGACGGTAACGGCCGACGCATCGCGCCCGGCGAAGTGATGGTCACCGTGCTGTCGCGTGACGGCGACGGTACCCCATCCGCCGATTTGCTTGACGGTGTGCGCCGACATTTCGCACGGCCTGATGTACGCCCGGAAACCGATCTCGTCACCGTCCAGGGCGCACAGATTCAACCCTACAAGATTCGCGTCATCGCCAGGATCAACGCCGGGCCAGACTCGGGTTTGACCCAAATGGCGGCGCAGCAACTGCTGCAGACTTACGCTGATTCCTGCCATCGCCTGGAAGGGCGCGTCGACCCGAGTTGGATCGACTACGCCATTCACAGTGCAGGGGCGGCGCAACTGCAAATCCTGGAACCGCTGGCGCCGATTGTCAGCAGCGCGTTCCAGGCCCCGTATTGCACGGGTGTCGAGGTGGAGGTGCGCACGCTATGAGTGAACCCAAAGCGAGTTTATTGCCGGCCAACAGTTCACCGCTGGAAAAGGCGCTGGATGCAGGGTTCGGCAAGCTGCTTGACCGGGTCGCACCGCCGTTTCCAGCGTTGATGAACCCGCTGCAAACCCCCAGCGAATTTCTGCCTTACCTGGCCGCCGACCGAGGTGTCAGCGAATGGGATGCCCAAGCCAGCGAATCGGAAAAGCGCCTGACCGTGGCCTTGTCCTGGCAGATCCAGCGCCAGGCCGGCACACCCAAGGCCTTGAGCCATGCGGTGGAGTCACTGGGTTTTACTCCCAACATCAGCGCTTGGTATCAGCAGCGGCCAACCGGTATGCCGTACACGTTTGACGTGCAGGCGATCATTGGGCGCAGTTGGTCCAGTGGCGACCACAACCGGCTGATCCGCCGTGTCAACGCGGCCAAAAGCGAGCGGGATCAGGCCACGATTACGATCGTGCATGAAACCTCCCAGGGGTTGCGACTGACTGGCGCGGCTGATCCTGGTTTAAGCATCGGCGAAGACAGCCCGCCCGGCGCCTTGCCCGAAATGAAAGTACACGGTGCGTTCTCCCTCAGCAGCGCCACTCACGCTCCGTTCAACGATGGCGAGTTGCTGCTTGAAGGCGTGCTGCCGGAACTCGGGCTTGGCGCCCGGCTGAACAGTGCCGGGGTTGCCCGGCACTACACCATTAACGACTACGACCTCAGGGCGCAGCCATGACAGATGAAATCACGCGCCTGGTGCGCTTCACTTCCAAGGGTTTGGATGAAGTGCTGCAGGCCAGGAACCAGGGCCTCAAAGGCGAAATCACCCACATCGGCGCCGGTACCGGCCGCTACAACCCCGATGGCACGGAAGTGGCCTTGCGCGATGAGCGCCAACGGGTCGCCATTGTGGATTACGAAGACCTGGGCGAGCGTCAACTCAGGATGGCCGCGCTGTTTGACGGCGACGATGAGTATGAAATTGGCGAGTTCGGCTTTTACCTCGCCAGTGGGACCTTGCTGGCGGTGTATTCCGTAGCGGGGAAGTTGCTGACGTATAAAGCGGCGGCGGCTCGGGTACTGCAGAAGTTCACGCTGGATATTTCGCCGTTGCCGGCGGATAGCGTGACGATTGTGGTAGGAAGTGACAATCTGAATATTTTGCTGGGAAACGATATTGCCGTACTCGCTACTGCGAATATCGACAATATGGCACGGCACACCGAGTTGTTGTTTCGTGTAATAACGCTGGAAGCGGGCCGTTAAGGTATCGACAAATTAAGGAGTTACAACGTGAGTCTAGAAACGACTATCACGTCGCTGGTGACAGCGGCGAATAATTTGACTGCTGCGGTCAATGGTAAAATTGGGAGTATCAATGCGACGATGGCCGGTGCGCTATCTCAGTTCAATGAATGGCGCAGTCTAAAGGATGTCGAAGGTGATCCAAATTATCCAGGCACCATACGTAGTAGCATTCTCCAAGGCCATGTCTACGGCACTGGCGGCGTTTATGAGTCTATGGCTATAGGTGATTTCAAGGCGACCGACTTGGGGGCAAGTCTCAATGTTTATATTCACTTCCAAATCCCTCTGAATATTAATGTCAACTCCGAGATGTTCTGGTTCAACATCAAGGGTTACAGTTATGGCACGGCAAAAATCATCGATGAAACGGTCGTTGGTTATTGCTACCAGCCGAACCGTACTCTCCACAATGTGTCAACATTCGGAAATATGACGCCGGCAGTCTACGTAGATGCAAACGGCAATATTGTCATGCGGATTTTGATTCCAAATATTTATTATACAACTATCCGTATCGACACCATGCGTGTCGGCAATGGGCGTCTGTTTAATCTCGGCGATCTCAAAACCAAAGTGTCCTTGGCTGACACCGTAATTTTTAGTTAAGGAAACGGTAAATGTCTAATGTCGAAAATCCAACATTGAAGGTTGCTACGCCGACACCTGAAATTGAATGGGCTGCCATTCGCGCGCGTCGGGATCAGTTACTAAGGGCAACTGACTTCACTCAACTGCCCGATTATCCCGCCTCTGATGCGCAGCGAGCTGAAGTTGCATCTTATCGTAAAGCGTTGCGCGATATTCCAGAGCAGGCAGCTGAACCATCGGCACTGCGGTGGCCCGTACTGCCTACCTTCCTGAAATAACCCACCGCGAAAGCGGTTTTTTTTCGCCTCCCCAAAGCCCCTCCCGCAGGGGCTTTGGCATTTCTCACCCGGAGAGTCCTACCCATGCCCACGCGCCAAACCTACACCGTCCTCATCCCTTTTCCCATCGGTAACGGCCATTGGTCCACCGCTGGCGAGGAGCTTGAATTGCTGGACGTCGAAGCATCCGCCCTGCGCACCGCCGGCCGTCTGGAACTGACCAGCGTCCTCAACTCCACCCTCAAGAAGGCTGAATAATCATGGCTGAGGTTTTGAACTTCGAGCACAACGGCATCACCGTCAATGCCACCGAGTCGCCCGAGGCCATGGGTGGCCTGGGCGATAATGTCATCGGCCTGGTGGGCACTGCCCCCAATGCCCATGCATCGATCCCGAAAAACGCGCCGTTTCGTATCAACAGCTTCACCACCCAGGCGCTGCTCGACCCGACTGGTAGCGAGTCGGGCACCTTGTTCCAGGCGGTGTACCAGATCCTCAAAGTGGTCAAGGTGCCGGTCTACGTGGTGATTGTCGAAGAAGGCGCCACCCCGGCCGACACGCTCAACAATGTGATCGGCGGCAACGACCCGGTCACCGGTCGCAAACTCGGCCTGGCTGCCCTGAGCAGCGTGCCTGAAGACCTGACCATCATCGGTGCCCCGGGCTTCACCGGCACCAAGGCCGTGGCCGGCGAGTTCGCCTCCTTCGGCAAGCGCATCAAGGCCCGTGTGGTACTCGATGGCAAGGACGCTTCGGTCGCCGACCAAGTGACCTACAGCGGCGAACTGGGCGGTGCAGACCTGGGCTTCGACCGTTGCCTGCTGGTGCACAACATGCCGTCGGTCTATTCCAAGGCTGCGAAAAAGAACGTGTTCCTCTCGCCGTCCTCGCTGGCCATCGCTGCGCTGGCCAAGGTCAAGCAGTGGGAAAGCCCGGGTAATCAGGTGACCTTCGCCGAAGACGTTTCCCGCGTCGTCGAGTACAACATCCTCGACACCTCCACCGAAGGCGACCTGCTCAACCGTTATGGCGTGAGCTACTACGCCCGCACGGTGCTCGGCGGTTTCTCGCTGCTGGGCAACCGTTCCATCACCGGCAAGTTCATCAGCTATGTCGGCCTGGAAGACGCCATCAGTCGCAAGCTGGTCAAGGCCGGCCAGAAGGCCATGGCCAAGAACCTCACCAAATCCTTCATGGACCAGGAGGTCAAGCGCATCAACGACTGGCTGCAAACCCTGGTGGCCGACGAAACCATCCCTGGCGGCAGCGTCTACCTGCACCCGGAGTTGAACAGCGTCGAGAAGTACAAGAACGGCACCTGGTTCATCGTCATCGACTACGGCCGCTACGCGCCGAACGAACACATGGTTTATCAACTCAACGCCCGCGATGAAATCATCGAGCAGTTCCTGGAGGACGTTCTCTAATGTTTACCAACCGAGTCAGACAGGCCATTGCGGCCACCCTCCAAGGCCTGCCGTTGTCGGCCACGGTCGATTCCTTTACGCCGCCGAAGATCGAGTTCGAAATGGACCCGATGACTGGCGGGCGCTTCATCGCCGAGGAGGTGGCCAAAAGCGCCAAGGTGATGGGCGCAACCCTGGTACTGCAAGGGGTGGGTGCAGAAGTGTTGCTGGCGCTTGGCGTCACGCGGGGCGATGACATCCTGTTGAACGTGCGCGAAGCCGGGCAGGATCAGGATGGCAAGACCTACTTCACCTACCACACCGTGGGCGGCAAGTTGAAGACGCTGACCGAAACCGCGCTGACGATGAATGCCAAGCCCGTCACCACCCTGGAACTGTCCTGCCGTACCTATAACCGTCTGGAAAACGGCATTCCGGTGATCGATATCGACGTGCGCACCCAGAAGTTCATGCTCAACGGCGTCGACATTCTCGGCGACGCCCGCCGCGCCGTGTTGATGCCGTAACCCCCCCGGGGGCGGGTTCGCTCGCCCCCATACCTGATCAAGGAATCACCCCATGGCCTGGATGCCTGCGCTACACGTCCTGCTGTCCCCGATCACCGCTGACACCGGTGCCGTGATCGAGCAGATTCAACTCAAACCCTTGTTCTACGCGCCACAGAAAGAAGCCCTGGCGCGCGCTGGCGACGATGAAGATGAGCAGTTTTTCGAACTGGCCAAGCTCGCCACCGGCCTGTCGGAAAAAGAACTCGACCAACTCAAGCGCCCGGACTACGTCAGCATTGCGCAATACGTACACGAAATGTCGACCCAGCCTGCATCTTTTTTGCTCGATCAGGCCGATGTGCCGCGCCAATCGCTGACCAGCGAGCAGGTCGCGCTGCTGCTTCCCCTTCAGGCAAGCGGTCGCACGCTCACCCACGTCACCCTGGAAATGCCCGCCCTGCGCGCCACCAAAGTGATGAAAAAACTGCCCACCAACAAAGAACGTGCCGAGTTCATCACCGCTCATTGCGCCGGCCTGATGATTCCCGATCTCGCCGGCTTGACCGTGCCCGACTGGACCGAACTGCAGGGGCGCATCGACGATTTTTTAAACAAACCGGCGGACTTCTTTCGGAACGCGACATCGAAGTGATCCTCGATGTAGTACCGCTGGTTTACTCAGTAACCGAAGCGGAAATCCTCGACTGGGACGCCGGCAAGGCATTGCGCCGCTACGACATCGCGATCAATCGCCTTGGCGTTAAACAGGAGTAGAGCGGGATGGCAGACAGTAATAAAGGCGCTGAGTCAGCCATCGCCAGGGACGGCGTGATGATTCAGCGCTCACCCGAAATGGCCGGCGCACAGGCCAGCCTCAACCCCATCGCGCAAACCCTGGCGAGTCCGGCTGAGGCGGTGCCGGGAGGTGCCGCGAACCTGGTGTTGGCATTGGCCGATGCCAGCCTGCAGATCAACCATTTGGCCGAAGGCCAGGCGCGGCTTGTGGACACGCTTGAGCTGTTCAACGCCTCATTGCTCAAGATGATGGACGCCCGGCAAGCCGACGCCATCGAGGCGGCGGGCACGGGCGATACGAGCACCCGCACGGCGGCCCCCGCAGGTACGCCATCGCAGGCACTGGATGCCGCGATGACCGACCTGGACCAACTGCTGCACTTCGTCGGGCGTGAGCGCAAGTCAATGCGCGAAGCCAACCTCGCCATGGCGACCGAGCCCATGGTGGCGGCCAGCGGCGCGAGCGCGGTGGACCTGGCGAAGGTCGAGTACGTTGCGGCCAAGTCGGGTATCGGCAGCGAGCGAGTTGACGCGTCAGGCAATATCGACCAAGCCGGGCGCCAGGCAGACTTGCAGCAATTCGCCCGCGACGCCGCGATCATGGCGACGGCGTTCAAAATCGATGTGAAGCATGCCGGCGAACTCATCGGCGGATGGCGTGAGTCTATGCACCTTGACCGCGCCCAAGCCCTGGATTTGGCTGATGCGACAAATGTGCTGGGCAACGATGTCTCGCTCAAGGCCGAGTCAGCGGACATTGCAGCGATCGTGCAACGTCGCGGCGCCGCCGCAACGACTGCGGGCATGCTTCCCGAGCAGGCGGCAGCGCTTTCGGCGGTGTTGTTGAGTGCCGGTAACAGCAAAGGTGCTGCGGAGCTCGGGCTGGAAAAAATCAGTCTCGCCCTGGCCAAAGGCGACAGCGCTTCTCCCGCGCAGCGCAGTGCCTGGGCAGCGCTCAAGCTTGATCCCAAAGAGCTGGCCGGTGGCATGAAACAGGATGCCCCGCAGACCCTGGTTACCGTGCTGGAGGCACTCAAGTCGCAACCGGCTGAAAAACAGGCGGCGCTGGCGGCGCAACTGTTCGACGGTAACCAGTCGATTCTGAGCCTGGTGCCGATTATTGACAGCGTTAAACACGCCTTTTCGCAGGTGGCCGAAACGTCCACCTACGCCACCTCGGCGTTAGGCGATCAAGGCTCTGTTCAGCGCGTTGCAGCGATTCGCGCCGATTCCTCCCAGGCTCGACGGCAGGCCTATGAGGCCAGTACCACGCGCTTGCAAACTGCCTCCGATGTGGCCCTGGCGCCCGCCGTGGATACCTCGCTGACAGCGATGACCGGTTTGGTCAACGGCGTGAGTGGCTTGGCTGAAGCGCTGCCTCACACCACCGCCGCCGTCACGGTGGCAGGGGCTGCACTGGGGGCTGTGCTTTCCGGCGTGTTCGATGCCGTGAAGGACAAGGTGTTTGAAAAGGTCGCGGGGAAAATTCTCCGCGAAGGACCTGCCGCTGACCCTTCCGCCCGCCCGCAGCACACTCGCAGTGACGACACCCCTACAGGTAGACCCACGCCGGGTTCGGCGTCCGGTCCTGACCGGCCAAGCAAAACGGAGAAGGCCGGCAAAGTCGCCAGACAGGCTTCGTTGGGGTTGGTGCTGGCACAGGCCGGAGTTGATGTCACACAGGGCGCGCTGACGGGGAATACGGGTCAAGCGCTGGGCTCCAGCGTGGGTTCGGTAGGCGGCGCCGTCGCCGGTGGCGTTGCCGGTGAGTTCGCCGGCATGGCGATTGGCCGAGCGGTCGGCACGCTTGCCGGAGCGGTGATCGGTTCGGTGGTACCGGGTGCCGGTACGGTGCTGGGCGGGGTCATGGGCGGCGTTGCCGGTGGCGCGATCGGCAACGTGGTGGGCGGCGCCGTCGGTACGTTTGTCGGCAGTGACGTGGGGGCATGGCTTGCCGAGAAAGTCATGGGTTCCGGGGATCGCTTGCCGTCTCCCACGGATGTCAGCCACAACCTCAACAACCCCCAAGCCGATAACCGTCAAATCAATTTTGCCCCGCAAATCACTATCAACGCGCCGGAACAAGCCAGCTATCAGCAATTGGCGACACTCGTGGTGCAACAGATCGAAGCGCAATTTACGCCGCTGTCGATGGACAACCTGCTGGCGACGCGACGTGGCGCAGCACTGACCGATGGAGCTGTGTGATGCGACAACAGATGGTGTTGGGCACGTTTATTTTCGGGCTGTCGCGCGGGTTCGCCTACGACAGCCTTGATCGTGGCAGCAGTGGTGGGTGGGTCAGCCTGGACATCATCGCCGGCAAACCCAAATCCAGCCAGGTGGGGCAGGGCCTTGAAACATTGGCAGTGGGCGGCAAGGCCGCGCGGGCCAATGGCATGCAACGCCTGGATGAACTGCGGGCCCTGCAGGACCTGCGCGTGCCATTGCCTCTGGTGGACGGCCTGGGGCGCAACTGGGGGTTGTGGACCATCAAGTCGATCAGCGAAAAACAAACCAGCGTCATCGACGACGGCACCGCCATGGCGATTACCTGGTTGCTGGTATTGGAGGAGTTCGTCAATGCGTAGAGTGCGAAGTATTGCGGGCGATTCGGTAAACCTGCTGCTCTACCGAGAGCTCGGCCGCTGTGATGATGCTGCGGAGGAGGCGCTGTGGCGCTTGAATCCGGAGCTGGCGGAGAAGGGCGCAATATTGCCGGCCGGCGTCAGTGTGCTGGTGCCCGAACTGGATGCAAAACCTGTCGCGAGTCGGCCGGTTTCAGCCTGGGATTAAGGAGCGATCATGGCACTTGGATTCACACCGGTGGTGGAGCTTTACGGCGCCAATGCCGCCTTGTTCAACGAGCGGCTATTGGAGTGGGAGCATATTGACACGGCGGGATTTGTGTCTGACCAACTCAAGTTGACTCTCGACATCGAGGGCCTTGAAGGCCTGCCCGATCTGGGCGGGAAAGTCGGCTTGCGCGTCGGTTATCTGGAGTCCGGCCTGGTGGATAAGGGCATGTTCAAGATCACTCAGCGTAAGCCGTCGCTGTTCCCGATGCGCCTGGTGCTGGTGGCCACGGCGGCGCCGTTCGATGAGCATGGGTTCAAACAGCGCCGCACCGCCAGCCATGGGCCGACAACCCTGGGCGCACTGTTTCGTCAATTGACCAGTCGCTACGGGTTTTCCCCGCGTGTGGCGCCTGAGCTCGATGGCGAGCGGATCGCGCATATCGACCAGACCCACGAAAGTGACATGGCATTTCTGACCCGGCTGGCCAAACGCTTCGATGCAGTGGCCAAGCCTCTGGACGCGCTCTATGTGCTCGGGCGCAAAGGTCAGATCAAGTCCTTGTCGGGCAAGGCGCTGCCGGATGTGCGCTTGTCCGTCACCCGTGACAATCACCCGGGCGACCACGCCTTCATCAGCGCCAACCTTACCGAAACCAGTCGCGCCAAATATAACGGCGTGCAGACGTCCTGGTGGGATGCGGCGGGCGGCAAAAAGCAGGTGGTAGAGGTGGGGATCGCACCGTTCAAGGTGGTGACGCAGCGTTATCCAAGCGAGGACGAAGCGCGCTCGGCGGCGCAGGGCGAGATGCGCCGTGTGGGCCGAGAAGTACTGCAGATCGATGTGGTGTGCCCCGGTAACCCGTCGCTGGCCGCTGAAGGCTTGCTGCTGCTGGACGAGTCGTGGCCGGGCTTCATGCAGGGACGCTGGTCGATCAAGACGGTGACGGCCAGCGGTAAACGCATCGGCGGCTACCGCAGCACGATCCAGGCCAGTGGTTTGTCGGTGTAGACATTTTTCAGAGTAGATCCCATGCAGATTACCCTTACCCAGCTTCTTGATGTGATGCCGGGAGCCCGCCTTCGAGCGGGCATTTTTTTGTCCCCGTTAAATGCAGCTTTCGTACGGTACGAGCTCAACAGTGCCAGGCGCATCGCCGCCTTCCTCGCCCAAATCGGTCACGAATCCGCCGAACTGCGCTACGTACGCGAACTGGGCAGCGATCAATACCTCAGCAAGTACGACACCGGCACCCTGGCCACCCGCCTGGGCAATACCCCCGAGGCGGATGGCGATGGCCAGAAATACCGGGGCAGGGGCCTGATCCAGGTCACGGGGCGGCGCAACTACCTGGCATGCAGCCAGGCACTGTTTGGCGATGAGCGCCTGTTGCAACAACCGCAATTGCTGGAACAACCGCAGTGGGCGTGTGAGTCCGCCGGCTGGTTCTGGCACAGCAACGGCCTCAACGAGTTGGCGGATAAAGATCAATTCACCACCATTACCCGGCGTATCAACGGCGGCCTTAACGGCCTGCAGGCGCGCGTGCAATTGTGGGAGAGGGCGAAGGCGGTGCTATGCGTTGGCTAGGCACGTTGCGTTGGGTCGGCGTTTGCCTGCTGCTTGCACTGGTGTGGCAAGTTCAGGCCTGGCGCTATGGCGCGCAGCTGGAGCGGCAGGCGGCCGAGCAGGCGCTGGCGCTCAGCCAGCAACAGCAGGCCGCGTTCGAACAGCAACAGGCAGAACAGCAAAAGCGCCAGGCCCTGGAGCGCCAACTCACTGCCAGCGACCAACAACACACTCAGGAGTTGAGCGATGCCCAACGTCACCAAGCTGCTCTGCGCGACCGCCTGGCCACTGCTGATGTGCGGCTGTCAGTCCTTCTCGACGCCACCTATACCGCCGGCTGCACGCCAGTGCCAGCCGCCACCACCCCCGCCGGCGTGGTTCATGCAGCCCCACGCGCCCGACTTGACCCGGCGCATGCTCAACGAATTATCCGCATCACCGACGACGGCGATAACGCCCTGATCGCCTTGGGTGCCTGTCAGGCCTATGTGCGAGCCGTCACGCGTTAGTCTTTTGATGCACTCTGCAACTTGCATGGGCGATAGGCTGCTGTAGGGTAGGCGAACCCCCGCCCATTCCTGGAGACGACCGTGAAGGAAATCACTCAACTGGCTGCTGAACTGGGGCGCCGTTTGCAGGTGCTCAATGCCCATGTCACCACCGCCGAGTCCTGCACCGGCGGCGGTATTGCCGAAGCCATTACGCGGATTCCGGGCAGTTCGGCATGGTTCGAGGCGGGCTATGTCACCTATTCCAACCGCCAGAAGACCCGGCAACTGAATGTGCCGGAAAAGCTGTTTGCCAAAGTCGGCGCCGTCAGCCAGGAAGTGGTGGAAGCCATGGCGCGAGGGGCGCAGGAAAAAAGCCTGGCGCGCTTTGCCGTGGCGGTCAGCGGCGTGGCGGGCCCGGACGGCGGTTCGCCGGACAAGCCGGTGGGCACGGTATGGCTGGCGTTTGGCGTGGGCGATGAGGTCACGGCCGAACGTGCGCACTTTCCCGGCAACCGCGACGAGGTCCGTCGACAAACGGTAAAGGCCGCGCTCGAAGGCTTGTTGCGACGAGCTGCAGCAGAAATAGACAATCAGGGGTAGGCGATCTTCGATCTTTGTGGAACAATACTGTCTACTTATACAGGTGTTGGCCGTCAGGCCTTATTGATTACGTGAGGACTTTAATGGACGACAACAAGAAGAAAGCCTTGGCTGCGGCCCTGGGTCAGATCGAACGTCAATTCGGCAAGGGTGC